CAATAGATTTGTTTTCATATAGAACATTTCCATCAATTAGATAAGGTATATAACTAGACTTGATAATTGTATTAATAATATCATCAACATCTTTGTAAACTGATTTAACAGGTTTAGTGCCTTTTTTTATGTTATTATATGTAATATATAATTTTCCATTTACTCTCTCACATATATCATTGGGAATGCGTTCAGATAAATGTTTTTTTAATTCCTTAATAAGGTTAAGATTATACGTTTGCCTAAATTCTTTATTAATTAAATCATATAATTTAGGCATTAAATCAAGACTATCAATGAAATATAAAAATCCAACAATTGAACCTACACTACAACCAGATATTCGTTCTATTTTAATATACTTTCTATTTTCCATTTCTTTTAAAAAATATAAGGCACCTACATGATAACTTCCATTAAATATTCCACCATCTAATACAACATCCATTTTAATTGGTTCATTTACATTTTTAATATCATCTGGTAAATTTTCTATTAATTTAATTACATATTCATTAATCATTTAATTATTATAAAAAGGTATTTACTATTTTATAATAAAACGTATAAAAATATAATATTTTTTTAATTTATAATGAAAAAAAGCGTAAAAAAAGGCGTAAAAAGAAGCATAAAAAGAAGCTTTAAAAGAAGCTTTAAAAGAAACTTTGGTAAAAATAAAACAAAAAAAATGATGAGAGGTGGAGCAGATAAGTGGATTATTTTTACTAAATCGTTAAATGATAATTTTTTTTTAAATATTTTTTCTAATATAAATGGAAATTCAACAGATGAAGTGTTACAAAATTTAGAAACATTTTTAACCCCTGATGTATTACAAGATGCGATTATAATAGAAATAAATAAAACAAATGGGTCCGCTCAAAGACTTCTCCTTCCTAAAAAATTTCCATGTAATTACGTTCGAAAATTGTATACAATATTAATTAATGGTTTAATTGACAATTGGATAAAAAAATGTGATGCTATTGGAAGTACAAATAAAGCAAAAGGTTTAGGCGCTTCATATATTCGTTGGGTTTCAAGAGTTACATCTAGAAGATTTACAAGTCCAACAGGAAGGTTTACAGAAAATTGTCAGCCAGAAGATTTAGAACAAAGAGATGCTAGAGAGCATAACTGTGATCCAACCAAACCAGAAGAGCCTTGTCCAAGTCAAGAATATGTAATAAATAAATATATAACAAACCCAAAGGATAAAAGTAAGGCAATTGATATAAATGATGAAAATAATATCAGATGGCTTGGATTAATAGAAGCTGCAAAAAGAGACAATTATTGGGTAACTTTAGGTGCAGATACTGTAGGATTGTTTATAGATCTTTATAGTGGTGAATATCCTTCATAAATAATTATATCTTTCTATTTTCTAGTAGACGCGACATAAATACCTGTTCATTTTTATTTGCTACATACATATTAATTATTTCAGCAGGTGAATATAAAAATTCTTCTACGTTTACAAGTTTCTCTCTGTCAATCTCAGTTTCAAATAAATTTAAATACATTTCTGCCAAAGTATTGTGACTAACATTGCTAAGTTCATGTGTAATATCAATTCTACCAGGTCTAACTAGTGCGGGGTCCAATTTATCATAATGATTTGAAGAAATAATTAAAATTCTTCCAGGAGTCTCTCTAATTCCGTCCCATAAATTAAGAATATCATCTAATGTTATAACTTCTTCATTATTTTTTGATATTAATTTTGTAGTTCCGGATTCATTCAATTCACAAATTGATTGTAATACATCACCAATTTTAATATTATCGCTATCCGATTTAACAGTTGTAGGTTTTTCTTCCTTTTTATTTCTATCTAATACAATATCACCAATACAATCTATATCCTCAAATACAATAATTTTTTTATCAAAAGATATATCATCTTTTTCATTATTATCATTATATCTATTTTCAAAGAAAAATCGCTCTAATTGACGTTTTGTTTTAATAACTTTAAGAGATAATATTATAATATGTCTATTAGTATAATTAGCCAACGCTTTAATAAATGAAGTTTTACCTGTTCCAGGAGGACCATGTAAACCAATTCCTAGAGAATAAGGGATTCCTTTTTTATAATACCAATCCTTATTTCTTAAGAAAAAATCGATTTTTGAAATAATTTCCTTTTTGCCATCAAAAAATATATTATTAAATGTTCTAGCACTTTCAAAAGTGTCTTCTCTCCAAATATCTAAAGGAGAATCTTCATCTTTGTCAATATTTACTCTTTCAAGACAATAAATAAATTTTTTATTAAGTCTGTTCTTTTTAATTGATGATAAATATTTTTCAGTAATATTATCAACATAATTTTTAAGATTACTAACAGAATATTTATATGAATAAATATAAATAGTAATTTTATCAGTGCGTGAACTAGATTTTTCCTTTTCATTTCGTTCTTCTTCTTGTTCTACTTCGGATTTAACAAAAATACCTTCATCTATTTCAAAATGTTTATCTTGGTGAACCATAAAAATATCTAAATTTTTTCTTCTTTCATCTAAATCAGCTGAAGACTGAAAATTACTATGCGTTTCCTTAATACTATATACAGTATGAAGTTTATCTATTTTATTAATAATGTAGCACCACATTGCTTTAAAACGGTCACTATAAATTGAAGATGTTTGAAGAGATGAACTAAATGCTGATATTACGGAACTCCTTTTACCTTCAATAATAACCATATTTTTTTTAACAAACCAATTAGTAAAATCATGATATGAGAATTTAAATAATAATCTATCTAATCGATTATCATAAATATAATTAATTATACACCCAAATGTACTGATCAAAATAGTAGATATAATTGTATCATAAACAATATTACCAGTTTTAAAGTAGTTAACTATTGACATTTTTGTAACATTAAAATAATTTGAATGTATTAAATCGAAAAACTCGTTCATTATAACTTATTGTTTGTAATCTTTAAACTATTTAAATATAGTTAAACCTAACTGGTAATAAATAAATTATATTAGTATATAATATAATGGCTAAAAAATATACAAAAAAACGTCATTCCAAAGCAAGAGGTTTATCATTGCGTTCCAAATCAAAGTCTAAATCCAAAACAAAATCATTAAGAAGTCTTCGCAGTTTAAGAAATGAAGAAGAAATTATAGAACCAACAAGGTCATCTCGTATATTAAGAAGTCAAGGATTTAGAAAGAGTAAAACTTATAGAAAATCATCTCCAAAAAGTTCAAATAGATACGAAAAAATAGCACCAAAAGAAGTAAGAATAAATACTCCTGAGAATGAACTTTTCGAATTTTATTTAGCTTCATCTGAAAAAGAATGGAAACAAGCAGATAAAATTAAAGGCATACAAAAATGTGTTAAACACCCAAAATATAGAAGTGATTTTCCATGTAAATTGAAGCGTACTATTTTTAATAATAAAAAGGAATATGAAGATTATGAAGATATGAAAGATATGAGAAATGAATCTACAGGATATAAAAACCGTACGAGTCATTATGATGATATAGATTCAATACTTATGCTTCAAGGAGATGAATTATATAGAATAAATAAATAGTTATTTTTGGTTAAAACGCTCCGAAATGATTTGTTACCTTATTAAGAGTATAAAATAAAAGACCAAAAAGAACACTAGAAAATATAAAACCATTTATATTAAAATTTCCATCATTTGAAAATAAAATAGGAAAATAACTAAATAGAAATTTTCTAAAAAATGGCAATTGAAATAAGAAATAAAGAACCGCTAGTAATAAAGGAGTTTGAATTTCATTATACATATCGTCTAATGAATTTTGTTGACGAGTGTTTTTGTTGTATTCATCTATCATGTCGGAAGTTTCTTCATAATTTTTAATATAATCAACAGGTGTCTGAGGTTGTGGAACATAATTAGGTTGAACTTGAGGGTCGGTACTGTGACCAGTTGTAGTCATAGGAATGTCTCTAGAAGGTAATTGAGTGGCTCCTGAAATACTAGCTTGTTGAAGACCGTTAACAATTTGACTAATAGTTGATTGGTCAAGAGACAATCCTGCTGGCGGCGGTCCAGATTGCGGTACTACATGCTCTGTAGCAGACATTGATATATTATTACTGATATTTCCTCCTCCAACAGGATCAGTAGGTAAATCTAAAATACTAGTTGAATCGCTCATAATTATTATAAAGAATGATTTGATTATAATAATTACGCAAACATTTTATTTGAAGCTAACAGTTTTAAAATTAGTATCACATTTTGTTGGCATAGGTGAATATTTAACACATTTTTCTCCGGATTTGTATATTTTATCTTTAATTTTGTCTAAAGGTGGAGCATGAAATAATAAACAATCTTTATCTTTACAAACCGTTCTAAAAAGTGAAGCTAAACCAAAACCTAATAATATAGACATAATTATTTTTCCAGTTTCGGTGTGAACAAACTTACCAAGATACATTCCCATTATATTATGTGTTTACTATCTTTTGTGCCAAAATTAAAAAAATATATCCAATTATAATTCCTAAAAAGGCTACAACTAAATGTTCATCCATAAAAATATAATATATTTAATCTTGGATAGGTATATTAGATATTAATGTTTCATCATTTGGACATTCAACAAATTCTTCTTCAAAATAAAAACAATTGTCGGCTTTATCCTTAAATAAAACCTTATTTACATTTTCTGGACTAGGATAAATGTAAATTGTTTTCATTTCTGGTCCTAAAATATAAATAAAAAAAAGGCCAATAGCAAAACTGATTAAAAATATAGGCAATGAAATATAATGTAACAGCATATATATTTTATAAGTATAATAAAATACATATTCAATAAATTAAAAAAACCCTCTTTGAAAACCAGTTTCTTTTGCAACAAGATTATTCATAGCATGAATTAACATATCGTAATTTTTAACACCATCTTTAACATTAAAAAGTGTAAGATAAGTATTTTGTGTTGTAGGGTCAAGCCTAGTGTTAAATAAGTCTGAATATATTTGTACACCAAAATCATATTTACCATCTTCCAATTTATTGGGAGGAATAATCAATTTGCTTGGAGCAATAACCTCACAAGCCTTACCTTTCACTCTAGCATTTACACATTTAAACATAAATTCTTTCATCCATTCGTTATCTGGTCTTATAGCAGCCTTAAATTTAACAGGTAGGTTGTCCCATAATTTATTATATTCAGGAATATTCCATGCTATACCATCACTACCTTTACCATATATGGGTTCATCTTGAGGTATATCTCCAGTAGTTTTAGGTTGTATTTTAGGTTGTAATTCTTTTTCTTCTGATTCACTTGATTCAATAATCAATTGTGATTTTTTAGAGTCATAACCAATGTCAAAATTAATTACCTTACTCTGAAAACTAGAAAATAAAAGATTAGAAATGCTATATTTATTTTGTATTAAATTACATGTATTAGTATCCTCATTATGCCAAACAAAACTTTCATTGTATTTTAAATTTCGAATAGTAGTTAACAATGGAACTAAAGTTGTATCATAAATATTAATGGCATCTGATATGAAAGTTTTATTACCAGTTTCATCACTTTGTTTAACACAATCCTTAATTAGATTTATTTGAATATATGAATTAGTAATGGCTTCTTCAAGTTCTCTCTTCTTGTCTTCATTATCAACAATGCTGTTATATTTAATAAGATAATCTTCATAGAGAGAAGTATATAAGGATATCCATTCTTTAGACTGGTCAAATTTTTCCAAAGCTTCTTCAGTATTTAAATATCCAAACAACAATTTATTTTTATCATCAATTATTCCGTTTTTAGCTTCTTTAATTTCATCTTCCATATTTTTAAGAATATCTGTAATTGATTCAGTTTTTCCACATCTAATTTTAATATTAAAATTACAAGGATTTGAAATAATACCACATTTAGCATTGTATTCTCTATAAGATTCAAAGTTAGCATCTTCAGGATTAAATAATACTTTAAATATTGAACCACCAGGTCTTTTACAATTAATACATTTGGGCTTAAGCTTCATAAATTCACTTCTTTTCTCTCTATCACTCAATGTAGGATTGTTAATGATTTTCTTTTTATTTGCCGCAATCTCTGATTCATATTTTTGTTTAAGTTTAAAATATTCATTTAATGATTCTTTGACATCATATACAGTTTTTAAAGATTCATCCATTATATATTATATTTAATAAATTATTTACAATATTTAATTTAATAATTGTATTATTTTTTAGAATGAATAATATCATATTCACTTTCCCAAGCAGGTAATCCTGTAATCAATTCTTGATGAGCAATACGTTTGGCTTGCTGAAAATTCTGAATTTTAGAGAGAATATATTGTTGTTTTTCTTTATTTTTTTTCTCTAATTCAACTGGTGATAACTTTCCTTTGTATTTATAAAGTAGAATTAATCCTAAAACAAGTAGAAAACCTATAAATAATCCAACATTGAAGACCATATTATGAAAATTATCTCTAACAATATGACACTGTTTTAGAGTTTGATGTAGAAAATATTTAACTCCTGGTTCAGTAAGTACTGGTTTAGAAAAATCTTCGAAATCCATAATAATTAATGTTAAAATTATAAAATAAATTATACATATTATCTATATGGCTAATTCTTATTTAAATATTGTAACATTTTTATTAACAACATTATTTTATTATTTGGCAATCAAACCAAGTTATACTTATGAAATATCAGTTGATCCTACTAAACAAAAGGAATACAAAAGCAGTAGTTATATGTATTTAGCTATTTATTTACTATTAGTTATGGTTATTCAATTTATGGTAAATGCTTCTATAATTTCATCAACATGTGGAGGAAATATTACGGAAAATATGGGAGCTGCTGGTGTATTAACATTTTTACCATGGACATTAATTTTTGGCGTTCTAATTGTAATCCTTACGGTTTATCCTGGTTTTAAAAGCGCCTTTTCAGATGTTATTGGATATTTTTGGGTATCTAGCTCAGCAAATAAAGTAATAACAGAATTATTAGTTGATCCTAATATTCAAAAGAAAATTGATACAGACATAACATCGACACCTGAACAAAAAGAAGCAATGATGTCAGCAGCTGATACTATTGTTAAAGTTTGTGGAAATTCAGCTATATTAATTAATCAAATAGTTCCATCTAATTTCCAATCTTATTGGAATATATTAACACCTTTATTGAAACCTAAATACCAAACTGCTGGTCCAGAAACAGACAAAATTAAAAATGAACTATTTGAAATTGTTGTAACGAGAGATAATGTTGGAGAAGCAATGTGGTATATTTATACTGGATTATTATTAACATCACTTGTTCAACTTAAAATGACAACAAGAGGGTGTGTTTCAAATCCTAAAACAATGGAAGCAAATTATCAAAAGTTTAAGGATACTGAGCAAAAGGCTAAGGCCCAAAAAGAGTTAGCTACAAGTACAACTTATACTATTACATCTTAAACTGTAAAAAATAATTTAAATAATAAATTACATATATATTATATAAATTACAAGATGAGCGAAGATTGGGAAGATTGGGAGGTTGAAAATTTAGTTATTCCTGTTTTACATGTTCCTAATAAAGAACAAATAAAACGATTAGAAGAGAGAAAAAAAATAGAAGAATCCGAAATTGCTTTGATGAAAGATATGTTTGATAATAATAATAATAATAATAATAATAATAATAATAATAACAATAATAATAAAGAAACAACTGAAATAAAAAAAAATAAACCAAAAATAAGTAAACAAAAGGAAAATGAATTAAAACAAAAAGAATTTTCTATAAAATTAAAACAAAAAAAAGAACAAGATAAAAAACAATCTGAATTATATGGTGAATCTACACCTGATAAGTACGATGAGTATGATGATTATGATTAAAAATTATAGATTATAAATTAAAATGTTCCTTCATATAGTTTATAGTTGCAGGACCTGATAATTTTGGTTTATATTCAGTAATCCAATAATGTCTAAGAGTATCTGATTTCATAAATGTTTCTGTAATATGATTCATCCATTTCCCTACTTTGTTTCTAGCTGCTTCATCGTCTTCAGCTTGAAGATATGCCGCAAATTTTGCTAGTCTAGAAAATATTAGCATAGAAATTTGTTTTTCTAAAATAATATTTCTTTTTGTATTTTCATCTATAGGTTTGATATCAAATAAATCTTCATAATAATAGTTCATTTCAGGATGTTTTATAAAAAAATTTATTGTATCATCTAAATATGTTTTTGATAATTGTCCATAATTTTGAACCTCTTCATTTGCCTTTTGATTAGCATAATTAATGACTTGAAGTACAATGGCTGATGAAAATAATATACTTGTAAGAGTTGTAATAAATCGTAAAAATGTTTGAAATTTAACAGTACTATAATAATGACCTGACCAGAAATGTACAATCAAACCAATTGACACAATTATAATTGAACCAACAACATAGCCTATTTGCATATATTATTAAACGTTATAAAAATTTAGTAAACAAAAAGAAAATGAATTAAAACTAAAAAGGAGCAAGATAAAAAACAGGCTGAATTATATGGTGAATGTAGACATGATAAATATGATGAATATGAAAAATATTAATCTAATTTATCTATTATTTTTTTTAATAGTTCTTTTTTTTTATAATGAATAAATAAAAAATCATCAGATGTTGGAGAAACAGGTATACAAATATAACCTAAATTAAATAAATATTCAAAAACATCAAATTGTTTTTTAATTTCTGATGAATCTTTAATATGTTTTTTACGAGCATTTTTTGACGTGCACCATATTTCAACTAATATAGTAGGTGTATTTTTAACAATTGTATTTATAGCACCATCCAAAACCTTTCTCTCACTTCCTTCAACATCAAGTTTTATAAATGATACATTTTGTATATTAAAACTATCTAATGTATTTAAAACTATTATATCTGTATCGTTTTCATTAGTTTTTTTTAAGTTATCTAATACTGTAAAACCATAATTACCTTTAATAGAAAAATCTATAAACCCACCTTTTAATATTTCTGGTTTATCTGATAAACCAAATGAATATGGTATAATTTTATCTGTTAAATTGTTTTGTTTTATATTCATTTCTAATATTTCATTATATACAGGTTCAAATGAATGTATATGACAATTTTCTGATATATACCTAGACATTATTAATGATGTTGTTCCAATATTTGCTCCAATATCAATCATATTAGTATTTTCCTTATATGACTCTTTTATATATAGTTCTAACCAATCTTCCCATATTTTATTATTAGTTTTAGCGTATTCTGTTAAAGCAATGTCATTTTTTATAAAATTAATTTTAAATTCATCAATATCTAAACATTCCAAAAAATCTGAATATCGGTTCATTTTATTATTAATGTTAAATTTTTAAATATAAATTACTTAAAAGTTAAAAAGTATCAAAATGATAAAGATTTTGTAATTTAAAATATTTTTGAACTAGAAATATACATCAATACAGCTAAATAACATAAAATTCCTAAAACAATTGATAATAACCAAATAGGTAATATAGTTTTGTTTCTATATCCAACACCAAAATGACGAATACTTCCATCTTTATTATAAAAACATGCTGGTTTCATCATTTGAATTGACCCAAAAATAAATAAAAATATAATTATAGCAGCTAAAGGTGTATTTTCTCTAACATAAGTTTTAAGCATCTTATATATATCTTATTTTAAAAAAAGTATCATAAAAGCTAAATAACTTTTAATATTTTATTTTATTAACAAAATATTAAACAATTAAATATTTATGCATCATCCCAATCAACCAATTCATCACCATATCCAGTAGTCTCTAAAGCAGTATAATGTTGTCCATCTGTATAATCTTCTGTAATATCACGCATGTCATATGCTTCATTATCAAGTTGATCATCAAGTTCTTGTTGTTCCATATATTCATCAAGTAATATATCAATATTTTCATCATTTGCGTCAGGATTAGATTGCCTAATTTTTTTCTCTGCTTTAACCATTTCATCTCTAAGGTCACCTTCTTGTTCATAATATTCTTTATCATACATTGTAAGACCTTTTTGCATTCCAACACTATATTTACCTAATTTATTAATTTTAAGAATAGTATCAGCGTCTCTTAACTCATCAGTCATATTTTTAAGTCTATCAGTAACCAGGTCCTTCTCTCTTTCACGTAATTTAAAGACTCTATCTTGGATTATTTCATACGATATATCAACAGTATCCTTTTGATTATTTAATATATCTATAAAAGCAATTAATAACTCAGCTGTTTTTTGTCTTAATTCTTTTTTATTACCAGTTAACAATGTAACATCTGTTTGACTTCTAGATGTCATAGCTAAATCAACTCTAGTATCAATTTCTTCGAGATATTCAACCGCAAAAATATCAGAAACCTCAGTTTCCTTTCTAATTTCAGTAACAACCATATCTTCTTCATCACTTAATTCAATATAGTTAAGTAAAACGCGGAGTAAATAATATTCGAATAAAAATCTGCTAGTTCTCTCGTCAAAGATTGGTTTAATTATTTTTTCTTCCCCAAGTTTGATACTAGAGAATTTAGGTGTTACATTAGCAATTCTAATTAAATTATTAGATGTTTTTTGTACTGTAGTTAATATATTTAATAAAGTTGGATTTCCATAAAATGTTTTTAATTTTTCATAGTATCCGCCAATGTAATTTTTAAGTTTATTTGAATGATTTTTTGAGAATCCATAATAATTTGGAATGTGAACGTCATCATAATTAACCTTATTTAAAATAATGTTAGGGAATACCTTAACAAAGTTAGAAATAAAATCCTTATAAAAATTTACAATATTATAAAGCTTATCATCACTAATTTTAATATTTTCATTTCTGGCAGAATTATCAGCAATCCAATTTGATAAATTTTCTATTGTTTTAGTCATTTTTCTGACGGAACTATTGCTTATATTTGGTCCAGTATTTTTTTGAACAAATTCAATAATTTCTTCTTTCATAGAGCCGATATTTCTAATTAAAAAGTTATTTAAATCCTTTACTTCTTGTGTATAGTTTTCACTAGCTATATCAAAAGTATCTAATGAATTGTTAATAAGGTCTCTCAATGATTTTTCAACAACTTCATCATTTTCATCATCAATCGACTCTAATGTTTTTGTTAATCTTGTTATAGCAGATATTTCAGGAGTGTTTAAATCAATATTTACTATATTATGTCTGCCTATGATTTGAAGAAGTCTAAGGAATTGTTCATTTTTATAATTTCTACCATCTTCTTTTAGCTTTTGGATCATGCGGTCAATTGAATCATTAGGATTTATTAATCCATTTTCAGGTTTATCTGTACATAATGGAAGCAAATCTTGTGGTATAGGCATTAAAGATTTAAATTTACAGAAATATATAAACGATAAATAAATAGTCTTTTCGTTAAACTCATTAGTAATAGAAGGATATTTATTTTTAGTATTAATATCACTAAAAAAGATTCCGCCTTTTGAATAACTAATAACATCGTCCATTATATTTGACAAATTTGTAACAATTTGATTATATTCGGTAATTCTAGGGTCTTTACTTGAAAAATAAGAAATAGTATTCTCACCTTCTTTACTTTCACAGCATGCGTTTTCTAAATAAGGTTCATTATTTGCTGTATGAAGAAGTAAATGGTTCTTTTTAACAATTTCTTGTATTCTCTCTATTAGAGCAAGAGAGAACTGAATTATTTTTGAATTTACAACTAGAAGTTTTTCTCGTTGGTTGACTGAACCAGACCTTAAATCACTCATCAATGATTTTTTAAACTCTGGTGAAATATTTACCAAATGTTTAATATTAAATTTAACTAATGGAGGTAAAAATTGAGACCATTTAGCGATATCATGTTCTTCAGGTATTTCTGTAGCAGTATTAGTTAGCAAATAAACAGTTTTTTCTTCAAATTTCCTTTTAACTTCTGGGTTAGCAAGTAATACATCATCAATTGAAGCTTTAATTCTATTATTTATAACTTCTATTTTCTTACCTTTTAATACATTCCATGGTTCACCGGATTCCCTAATGTCATAAGCTACGCAACCTAAATATGTTAAACTGCTTAAATCACCTTGACCTTCAAATGGGTAACCAGTAAATGACCTAATACATCCTGGGTGGGTTTTTCTTGTCTTCACGGATGGAATAGATGTTTGAACGGCGATTAAAAATGCGCCCAATGTGTAGTATAAAATAGCAGTATTATAGAAATCTTTATAGGACATAATTTTTTTACCTTTTTCTGCCATCTCTCTAACTTTGGATTTATAATCACTTTCCGATTCAACAGTTTCTTTAATTGAATCTAAAACAGTATTAATAATAAATTCCTTTTGAATTTCAATATTTATACCCATGGCAACAGAAATAGCATTAACAATGTTACTTATCATTCTGGTTTCAGGTGTAATATATTTAATATCTTTTGATGCCGCTGCTGCCATAATTTTATTTCCTGCGTCAGATTCCATAACAGCTCTACTAGAAACCTTAAATCCTTCTTCATACCCTTCTTCAACATCAAAATCTACAGGACAAATTGGCCATCCACTATGTTTATCACACCACCAATCGCCATCATCACTTGCTTGACCAATTGTTGATTTAATATGCTCTAAGATGTAACCATAATCATTCTCACCGCCAATAACATATGCTTCTGCTAACTCAAATTTAAATGTTGGTAAAATAGGTAAATCACTTTTAATACAGTATAACCAGTGTTCAGATTCTTCTTCATTTAAAGGTCCAAACCCTTTAACGAATTGTCTTGTAAATGTATTAACAAATTTCACAATGTCGTGCTGTTTTTTAGAAAAGTCAGGTTGACCAAGAATAAAATTCAATAATTTAGTATATGGTGATACTGATTTACCAGTTGCGTCTAATTCAATAGAAGAACCTAATTTATATTTTTGATTATTATATTTTAATAAATTATTTGTTTCAATTTTTGTTAACCTAGCATTTATTGATTCAAGATATTCAAAACGACCAGATATTTTTTTCTTTAATTCTTCACTAGAAAGTTTGTATTTTGTATCAAATTCATTAATAACATCTTTTAAAAGTTTGGTTTGTAAGCCTAATTCATCGGATTTTGTAGATTCGCATTTTTCAGTATTATTTTTTGTAACACTGATACATTGTTCTTGAATATCACACAATATAGATGCTTCGTCAGTATTTATGTTTTCTTTATTTAATTCAGCATCTAATTCCCATTTATTATTTTTACGAATATAATAGTTGACTTCTTGATTTGCCTGCTGATTATATCCTAAATAAAGAATAGCAAATTGACCATCAATTACTTGTTTGTGACCATCAACAAGTGTATTTGCTAAATATTCAGCATCTGTTTCACTCATACGTTTCTTTTCCATTAAATCTTTCGCAATATGAGCTCTTAATTCTTCAGGAGACATGGTAAGAACCTGTTTTTCATAACCACTTGAATCTTCCAATACACCATAATTTGTTTTATCGTATTTTTTATCAAAATAAATAGTTTTATCATCATCCTGTTTTAAAGCGTCCATAGATGTATAATATTTTGCTATCGTTATAGTTCTACATTTATTACTTTCTTCTTCTGTCTTCATTTTGCCATCAAGTTTAGTCTTTTCTTCTTCAAATAGAGTGGAAAATTCAGATGGAAACATTAATGAAAAATTTTGAATAGAGAGAGCAGTTGTGTACAACTTTGTATAATCTCTCAATGTTAGCTTTCTTAAAATTTCAGAATTTGTAAAAAAAGTTGGGTCTGAAATATCATAACCTTCATTGATAACAATATTACGCATGTTTCTATTAATACTTTCAATAATTGAATATGCTCTTGTTGGAATAGGGGCACTAGATTTAATATTACTAAGTGACTTAAATACTCTAGAACGTTCAACAAATTTTTTATTAAATTCAGAGATTTTTTCATTAATAAAATCAATAATTTCAACATACTGCATATAAGTTAAATCATCTGAATAAATCAAAAATGGTTCCAAATAAGAGACAACTTCAACAATTGATAACTTACCAGTTATATATTTTTTCATTAAATTAAAAAGAACACGTGTTTTTGGAATAATATGGTTTAAATATTTTTTGTATGTTTCACTTAATGTTAAATCCTGTGTTTCAGGTAGATTCAATACATATTCCTTTATATTATTGGCAAAATTTTGTTCATTAAACTGAATTTCATCATCAAAATTATCAATAAAATTTAAATTAACATTAGTATTTTTTCTAAGAAATTGCCAATAATTTAAAAAAGCATTATTTAAGTTTACCTTATCTAATATGTTTGTTCCTGGTAAATTAATTTTTGAAAACCTAATTACAGGTTCAGGTAAAAACATAACAGATTTAATACTCATATAATCGTCTGGTGTCATATTTGTTCTAACAGTTACATTTTTTCCACCACTTGAATCAATTGTATCTAATTTTGTTAATCCAGTATTATATTTTTGTATAACAAATCTTCTACTTCTAACAGCATTATTGCTGTAAACTGAAGAATATAAATCTTCTAAGTTATTAATTACTGTGTTAATATTATTAACAGCCTTCAATTCATAGATTACTCCATTTAAATCCTCATCTTGTAATTCCTTAAAAGGAACCGTATATGCTCTGTCAATTTCACGATATAATTCAGCATATTTATTCTGGTCAGAAGGTATATTATTTGATTTATAGTTATCAATTAACTCCTTAAGGTCAACAAGTGTTTTGTCTAGATTAAGATTAATAACATCACTGTTTTCTTCATCATGATTTTCTGCGTTATAAATATATTTAAAATTTTTAACAATAGGTAAAATCCAATATAAATTGACATTTAAATCATAAAAGTATTGTTTAATTATTGGTTTGTAATTTGCTTCTTTTACTCTAAATCCATCAACATTTCCATAATTGTCATAAAAGGACCAATGTTCGCGCAACTGTTTAAATCTCTCAATCATGGTATGAATATTGTTTAATACTCTTGGAGTTCTTTGTGCGTTTGGAATTGTAGAGAGAAGTTCATCTAACAAATCGCTAACTTGTGTTTCAATACTATATCGTTGACTCTTAGATGATACATCAACAAATTCACGAATAGGTCCAAATTCTTCATCACCAAATTGAACTTGGTCTGCTTTTACAATAAACTCTCTTATTTGGTTTTTAATATCCTTAACTGGAATAGTAAGCTGAATTTTTTCAGGTTCAACAAACTTCTTTTCAACTTCTAATTGAGGTATTTCTTCTAAAGGTTCTTCTTCAGGTTGTTCCTTTTCTACCTGAACCAAAGGCTCAGAAGGCTTCTCTCTAATCTCAATCATTTGTATTGGTAAATTTTCAGGGAGACCTTTATAATCAAAATTAATATATATTACATCATCATCAACAGTTTTAATTTCAATCATATCATTTTCTAAATTGGTTATTTTTCCAGTAATAATAACAGGAAAATCCCCCTCAAAATAAATATTTATCCATTTTCCGGGAAGTAACTCATTTTGTCTAGCATAACTAGGAGTATCACTTCTGCTTAATATAGCTATTCTTGTTATATTTCCATCTCCAATTGTTCCATCTTGATCTATAGAAACTCTAAGTCTTTCTAATGTTTCAGTATTTATTAAATAAGCCTTAGATTTATCAATGTAATCAATAATAAATGTTTGGTCATTTAAATTATCATTTAATGGGTTACTTATTTGTATAACATCTCCTAATTGTAACTCTAATATAGTATCATCTGATTTTGGGTTTGGTAGTGTTTTTTCTTCGGGTTCACTATTAGTTTCAGACATTGTTTCTATATTTATAATAGAAATTTTTATGCTTAAGTAAAAATCAATATATAATTATAGTTTAAAGACAAATTATAATATTATAATTATTAACAATGACTTCTACTAGATATATACTTTCAGATATTAAAGGCTTTAATGAAATCGTAAATTGTGATGTAAATAATTTAGAAATTCTAAAATTAAACAAAATTGAATCGCGAACATCTAATAACTCTACTTACAAAGTTGTAAGATATGATAAAAATTTTTTAAGTATTGATTTAATACCTACTTATGGGTTGTGTCGTTCTGTAATTATTAATAGCAAAAATAAGGTTGTTGGTTTCGCTCCTCCTAAATCTATTTCAAGTGAAC